CCTTCAGGCTCTGACCGAAGGTCATATGACCCCTCTAAGGCTGATCAATTCAGAACGGATTATGGTACGTTGGCTGCTATAGGAGCGTTAAATGCTTCAGGAATTAGGAGCGGGTGGCTTCCTAGTTTTCGTGTGCCTACTTCTGTTGTGCCTTGTATACAGCGGGCCATTCGGCGCGAGGTAATGTTTGCGTTAGGAAAAGCTGGTAAAGGTTATCGGACTAAAAAACGTCGTACAGATAGTTCGGGAGTGCCCTGCTGATGGACCCTGTGATCGGGACGATAGCTGGTGGTGCGATTTCTGCTGGTGCTTCGTATTTCGGAGGGCAGTCGACGGCAGCTGCTCAACAAAAAATCGCTGAGGAGAATATCGCTTATCAAAAGGATTTTGCGCGGAACGCGCTATCGTGGAGGGCTGAGGATGCTACGGATGCTCAACGTGCTACAGGGATTAATCGGCTTACGTTGCTCGGTGCTCCCACCTCAAGTTTCAGCAACGTTGTTGGTGCTAGTGACGCTGGTGCTGGCTTGCGCGACGCTGGTCAGAACATTGGTCGCGCTATAGCTGCTGCTTCTGCAATCGACGAGCGTGCTCGCGAACTGGATGCGAAATTGGTTCAGGCTAAGATTGATAACGTAAATGCTGATACTACTCGGATGATGGCTGCGGCTTCTGGCGCCGCGATTGTTAATCAGCCAGGTACTCCGCCTCCGATGCCTACTCCTGATCCCCGCGGGCCGGTAATTAATTTGATGCAGCGTGCACGTGATCCGCGGACGGGTGAGATTGTGTGGATACCGTCGGAGAAAGCTGCTTCGCCTTTGCAGACGTTGGCGGCGAGCTCGACCAACGCTGCTCTTGCTGGTCGGTCGCTGTCGGAAGGTCTGATGGGTTTCCCGGGTGGTTCAGATAGTTGGTGGCCGTTCCGTCGTGATGCTTGGAAAGGTGTCGACTTAGATCAGTATTCGCCGTATTTGTCTTCTCAAGGTGCTTACTAGGAAGGTGGTGATTAAAATGCGTTTTCGTCGTCGTCGTTTCGGTGGCCGCCGTCGGTTCGGTCGTCATCGGTTTCATAGTCGGCGTCGTCGTCGGTCGTTTGGCCGTCGCCTTCGAATTGGATACCGGATGTGAAATGCTTAAAGCCGTTTGTGACAGGCAGGGCTGCATTTGGCTGCGGCCAATGTATGCCTTGCCGTTTCAATCGTCGTCGGACGTGGACCCACCGATTGATGTTGGAGCAGTTAGATCATGCTGATAGTTCGTTTGTTACTCTCACTTATGCGGAGGACAAGGTTCCTCTTGATCTTCGGCCTGATCATTTTAGTGGTTGGCTTAAGCGGTTGCGCAAGCGAATTGCCCCCCGACGCATCAGGTTCTATGGCGTTGGGGAATATGGAGAGCGTACAGATCGGCCCCATTATCATGCTGCGTTGTTTGGCTGGCCGTCCTGTAGTGCGGGACAAAAGATTAGTGGTGTGTGCCAATGTCTAGCCTGTTCCGTTGTCAGAGAGACTTGGGGCTTTGGTCATGTGAACGTGGCACGATTGGAGTTAAAGTCGGCGCAGTATATCGCCGGTTACGTGACGAAGAAGATGACCTCGCGCAGCGATGCGAGGCTATATGGCAGGGCGCCGGAGTTCGCACGGATGTCTTTGCGGCCCGGAATTGGTGCCAATGCAATGTGGAATGTTGCGTCGGAAATGATGCGTTACAAGTTGGAGAAACGCGGAGACGTGCCTCTAATTCTTAAGTTCGGAGGTCGTAATTTGCCTCTAGGACGGTATTTAAGAGGAAAGTTGCGGTTGATGGTTGACACTGATGAAAAGTTCAAAGAAAATTCGTGTGCGTCGCTTGAGGAAGGCTTGCGGATTGTGCGTGCGTATGCGTGGCAGAATGATCGCTCTGTTCAGTCGGTTTTCGAAGAGATCAACGAACCCTATGCGCGCCAGATGGCGGCGCGAGATGTGATAAAAGGCAGGACACTATGAAGCGCTCAAAGTTCTCTCTTTCGCATTTCAAATTGTTGACCTGTAAAATGGGTCAGTTAGTTCCGGTAACTTGGTTCGAGGTTCTTCCCGGAGATACCCTTCAGCAGGCTACGAGTGCTCTTATTCGGTGTGCGCCGCTGGTTACTCCTGTGATGCATCCTGTTCATGTTCGGTTTCATCATTGGTATGTACCTAACAGGTTGATTTGGACAGACTGGCAGAAATTTATAACAGGTGGTTCAGATGGATTGGACGCGACGGCCCACCCGTATATCGCTTCTAATACGTTCAATGGTGCTTCTGGTAACAATGCGGGTGTTTCGACGTTGGCCGATCATCTTGGCGTACCTACCGCGGGGCATACTGCGGCGGCTAAATACAATGCGCTTCCGTTCCGTGCGTATGATTTGATTTTCAATGAATTTTATCGGGACGAAGATTTAGTTACTGCTCTGACGGTTAATCTTGGAAATGGTTCTGATGGGACTACTGCGACGACGTTGCAGAACGTCGCGTGGGAAAAAGATTATTTGACGAGCTCAAGGCCGTGGACGCTGAAAGGTTCGTCCGTGACTTTGCCGGTTGGTGGTCAGGCTCCGGTGATCGGTATCGGTATTGCGGACGGTTTGACGGCTGCTAATTCGACGTGGCGTGACAGTAAAGGGAATTTGAACTCGTCTCAGCCGTCTATTAATCCGGGTTCTCAGACTACGGAAATTCGGACGATTACGACGGGTGCAACGGGTGCGTCTAACTATCCTCAGATTTTTGCAGATCTGAGTGCGGCGACAGGTGTCGATATAAATACGATGCGTCATGCTTTCGCTTTGCAACGTTTCGAAGAGGCTCGCGCTCGGTACGGTTCTCGTTACACTGAATATTTGCGTTACCTCGGTATTCGATCGTCGGACGCTCGGTTACAACGACCCGAATATCTCGGAGGTGGTCGTAACACCATCCAATTTAGTGAGGTATTACAGACCGGGGGAACCAGTACTGGTGCTCAAACGGGTGTTGGGACGATGGCGGGTCATGGGATCTCCGCATTGCGGTCTAATCGGTATCGGAGGTTCTTTGAAGAGCACGGCATCGTAATGACGTTAATGTCTGTTCGGCCGAAGACGATGTATACGCAACGTGTTCGGCGTGCGTTCTTGCGTGGAGTTGACGCGACTTATCTTGGGACGACAGGGACGAAAGAGGATTATTGGCAACGTGAGCTGCAACATATTGGTCAGCAAGGCGTAAATGCTGCTGAGAGTGATATTCAAAATGCTCCTACTGCTGCTGTGTTCGGGTATCAGGATCGTTATGATGAATATCGTCGTGAGGAGAGTTCGATCGCTGGTTTGTTTAGATCGACTTTGAATACCTGGCATCTGTCGCGTGATTTTGGTTCTGCTCCTGCGTTAAATTCAACGTTTGTGCAGTGTGTTCCTGCTACTCGGACGTTTGCTGATACGTCAGCTGATAACTTGTATGTGATGGCGAACCACTCAATTCAGGCTCGCCGGTTGGTTTCGCGTGAAGGGACATCAATGACATTCTAAGGAGGCTGGAATGGCTAAGTCTAAGCAGATGGAAATGGCTGGTGTGTCTGTTGAGATTTCTCCGTCTATTGAAGAGTATTTGGTAAAGCCGGAGTTTGATGAAGACGGCGTTCAGGTGAGCTCTGGGATTGGTCGGGATGGTAAGGAATATCCCGACCCTGTTCCTATGGGGCTTCCGATCGGTTACTCGCCCCCTCCTGATTTAATGTCTATGATTAGGACTATGGTCCATCACGAAACTGCAATGGCTCGTCTTGAGGCTGAGGGTATCGAAACATTTGAGGAGAGCGATGATTTTTACATTGAGGACGACCCGCTCGATCCGCTTACGCCCTATGAGAAGGTATTTGAGCCTCCGGTTGTGCCCGCGCCTCCCGCCGGCACTCCTCCCGTTACTCCGCCAGTCGAGGCTGCCGGCGTAGCGGGGGGGTCAACCGAACCCCCCCCCGCGCCCGCCGCTGGTCCTGATAAAGCTGCACAGTCTTCTACTTGATATGTACTGTGCTAGGTGACACCAAAAATGGTTAAAATATCTAGGTTCACAAAATATAAATATCCTGAGCCTGAACGCTATACCAAAGATATAGCTAGGGAGCGGAGACTTATGGGTGCCCTCGCCAAAGAGTACGAGGGGCAAAGATCAGTCGAAGCGCTGTCTCAGGCTCGTAAAAAAACAGTCAATCTGTCTCGTATGATTGTAAACGACCAAGAAACTAATGGTCGTAAGGCGGCTTCGATAGCCGCCGCTCTCGCGATGTTTAGCGAGAGGGACTTCGCGGACCCACAGAAGCGTGTTGCGTATCGAGAACTTCGTTCGAGGCAGGAAGGTCTGCGAAATGTCCGGCCTTCAGGCTCTGACCGAAGGTCATATGACCCCTCTAAGGCTGATCAATTCAGAACGGATTATGGTACGTTGGCTGCTATAGGAGCGTTAAATGCTTCAGGAATTAGGAGCGGGTGGCTTC